AGCCATATCGAGCAAAGCGATTCTAGTAGCGTCTGAAAGGAGGTCAGTCCCAAAGAACATATTTGACTTCTGAGCAATTACTAACTCGTTGTCTTTCATACCAGGACAGACTGCGATTTTATAACCTTCAAAAACTGGCTCATAGTCTCCGTTCATATTATAAGCATTTACATATCCTAAAGTAGATACTGCTGATATATAGAAGCTGTAACTTTTATTGTTCATATAGATGTATAAATCATCTTTATTTAATACTCCTGGTGCATTTGCTGCTATATCAGAAGTTCCAGTTTGTAAGTTCTCAATGATATTAGTAGCACTATAAACTGCTGCCGTTCCTGCCGCTTGGTTTACAGTTCCATCAACACCTGGTAACAAGTAACCTACTACTGCACCTACGAAGCCTGTGAAATCTCCACCTGCGACAACTCCTGACCATATTGAGTTTTCAGTTGCATTTGCTATCACACTACCCATATAAGAAATGACATAGTCGTCAAAACTTGCTGGAGGTGGTGCTCCTGCTCCTGCTCTCATCTGCATTGCTTCCCAGCTGTCAAGTAAAGTAGCCTTGCATAAATCCAGATTAATTTGTAGATTGGTAGTTGTTAAAACCTTTTCGGTTAAAGCAAGTGTCCCTGCGTCTGAGAAGTCGCACGTTGCTGCTGCAACAGGACTTACGGAGGCATCCATCACCTGTATATTGCTCTGTAGTTTAATATTTTCTATTGAAGTCAAGAAGTCTAAAGACGTTGCTTCTTTTAAAGCTGCGGATATGTAGAATCCTGCCGCTTTCCCTGCATAATTTGAAACTGCTGTAAATGCCATAATTTTTTATTTTTTTAGTTATATAAATTGTATAAGTATCTCTCCTGCTTAGTCATTCGTCTAAGGTCTTGCTTAGTAGGAGTTGCTCTTTCTGAGCTAAATTTGTTTGTATTGATAGGAGATTCAGCAGGTTGTTCTGCTAATTCTTCCTTAAGTTTTTTATTCTCAGCTTTTAATTCTTCAACTGAAAATTCTTTTACTTCTTTAGTAGTGATAGTTTTAGGCTTGTCAGATGGTTCTTCAGTTTCTTCAGTCATTTCTTTTGCTTCAACTGTTTCTCCAATTTTTTCTTTCAGATCAGCTACTGCATCCTCTAAATTCTGAATACGCTTCTCCATCCCTTCCCAATCGCCAACATCTGCTTCTTCTTTTCTATCATCTTCTTCTTGTGCTTCAACTTCTTCAGACGCTTCTTCTTTTTCTTCAGTTTCAGATTCCATTACTTCAGCAACTACTCCTTCTTCTTCAACTCTAAAAGTTACGCCATCCTCTGTCTTGTAAGTGCCAATCGGCAAAGGGATTGTAGTCCCATCCTCTGTCAGAACTGAAACATCAACACCAGCTTCTAAAGTTTCTGCCGTACTTACTACGATAGTTCCATCTTCCAGCTTTGATTGCCAAGCTAAAGTTACTTCTTCTTTGTCAAGTCCAAGTGCTACTAATATTTGCTTTTTTAAATCCATTGTAATTTTTTTATAGTGTGTTTGTTATATAATAGAAAAGTTATTTATTTATTTGATATTGAGATTATTTCCTTTAATGCTTCTAATATCTCAGCATCAGTTGGAGTTGTTTCTGACATCTTTTCCATCTTGTCCGTAAAGTAACCTTCTATTGAAAGTCCTTTTAACGAACCGTCCTTAATCTTACTCCATAACTCATCATTTTCTATTTTCATTTTTACCATCCAACTCCCAACAGGAAGTGAGAATCCATAAAGCCTAGACTTATCCATTTTAGTGTCCTCTATAATCCAAGACTCAACAGTCAAAACTCCTGAAACTCTTTCTGAATGTTCGTGAGTAGCTTTGTGATGATTGTTATTTTTTAAATAAAGTTCACTAGCTTTACGGACTGTTTCTTTTGAAAAGTAAACAAAGTAATCTTCTTGGGTCTGGGGGTTGTGTCTAAAGATAGACTTATCGGGGATAAGGGCTGGACTGATTAACATTCTTTTTTCTTCATCTACTTTAGCAAAGGTCAAGTTGTTTTTCTCCTTTCCGAAAAAGACAAAGTCTTGTTCTATGGCTGGAGCTGATACAAGGCTTATTGCGTCTATTGCAAGTTCTTGAGAATCCTCATCAATTACCAATTCTACAATAGAAGTGGTTTTCATTTCTTCATAGGTACTGTTTGCATCTTCACATTCTTGTAAAGTAGCATATTCGCACTCTCCAGTTTCACCCCATTTATAAGTATTGTCTCCACATTGTTTACACGGCATATTATAGGCTTTGTTATATAATAGATATTTAGTTAAGTTATTTGATTTTTAGATAGTAACTTCTATCATTAGATAGTAGCTCTACGTCTTATTATTTCTAAAGCGTTCTGACTATTTGTGATGTCATCTGAAACTACATAAGCTTGTAGAGGTTCAGGTTCTACACCGCCTGTTAATTCAAAAGCTCCTGACATCATTTCAGGTGCAGGGGGTGAAGAACTTGCTGAAGGAGCACCACCCATTCCACCACCACCACCACCACCACTTTTACCTAAAGCACTTAATCCTTGTTTTGTTGCTGCTATTGAAGCTGCAATAGATAATGCTGCTGCTATATTATTTGTTGCTACCAATGCTGTTGCTGCTGCAACAGAAGCTCCCATTGTAGGGATAGCTAAAGCTGCACCTTCAGCAATAGCAGCTGTATTACTTGCTGATGTTGCTATTATAGTCCTTGCAATACCTAAAGCGTTTTCTGCTATAATAACTCCTGCCATCATTGCTTTATTTTCTCCTGCTAAGGCTTTGATTGAATTAAGTCCTGACGCTATATTACTAATATTGGCGTCTCTAATTCTTTCCTTTGCATCTGCTATTGCTTGTTCTGATGCTATATCATCATCTTCTCGTTTTTTATTTGCTGCTTCCCTTATCTTATCATCTCTAGCTAGCTTTTGATCTAATAGCAAATCTTCTCTCTCGTAAAACAATTCCAGTAATTTATTTTTGTCTGCATCACTAATCTTCATAGCTTCTATAGAAGCTTCCTCAGCAAGTAATTGTATATGTAATAGTTCATCACCTCTAAGTTGTGCATCCTCTATTAGCAGTAATGTAATAGAATTTTGTAAGTCTACTTCAGCTGTTTTTACTGCCGATATTCTGTCTAGCTCTGCCTGTTCTGCTTCTGCTATTTGTGCTAATCTTTCTGTGTGTGCTGCCTGCCTTTTAGCTTTTGTTTCAGATTCAATAGAATTTATCTTATTGTTAAGCTCAATTTGTTTAGTAGCACTTTCACCCCTGATATTTGCTAAGGTAATTTCTTTCTCTGCAAGAGCATCTAAGTCCTCTGCCATATTTTCACCCAATGCGTTCTGCTCTCTTTGTATTTCTACGGCTGTTTCTTTTAAGTTTATATTTTTATCTAATAAGTCGTTTTCAATTTTAAATGCTTTTTTAGTAGCTTTAAGTCTTTCTTCTTCTGTCTTTGTTAAATCTTCAGAAATCATTTTCAACTCCTCTATTTCTGCCCTTCTTTGTGCAAATTCTACATTTAGTTCTCTTTCGCTGTCAGTTAATTCTTGTAGTTTTGCTTTAAGTTCAACAGCTAGGCGTATTTCTCTTGACATTTCATCACCCATACCTTTAAAAGTACCAGTTAAAGCTCGTAGACCGCCCTTAATATTTCCACTAAATAATTTACCTACTGCACTTGCAAATTTTGTGATCCTATCAACTATTACATCAACTGCAGCACCTACTCCTGCGAATACTCTTTCTAGCATTTCTGCACCCTTCTTGGTTTTAGTTAGCCAAGTCATTAGAGTCCCGAATGCTATAAGTAAAACACCTATTCCTGTAGATATTATACCAGCCTTAATAGTACCAAACATAGCTTTAGCCATTGGAATCACCTTTCCGAATGCTGCTTTAACACCATTTAAAGAAACGCCCATTAATGTAAAATTGCCAATACTATCTTTAGCTTCCTGATTTACATTATCAAGGCTATCTGCCATCTTATCAGTATCTTGGCTAACTGACTTTATATTTGATTTGACTTCTAAATTTAATATTTCTTTTGCCATTTTAAAAAGTTATATTTGTTGATATTAATTCATTTAAGGTAACTGTTGCACTCCAAAAGTTAGATACATTGTTTCTGTCAGTTACTTGTACTGATATTGAAGGAATGCCATAGATTGATGTGGTATCTCTCATTAATGCTGTTCCATTTACTCCAATCTTTCCTATGTTTCTTGTAAAGCCTACTATAAAAGCCATAGCATAAGCATCATCTATTCTCACTACGCCTTTTATATTTCGATAAGAGTAATTTCCTGCTGTTCCTGATGAGCCACCTGTTTCAAATCTTGTTATATATATTTCAAATCCAACTATTGAGTTGTTCTTAATATTTATAAAATTAGACCCATCACCATTGACTGTTAAATACGTTGGAGTATTATCACTTGTAGTACCTGCTAAATTAATTGTTGAAACTTTCCTATTAGTTTCAGTTGCTCCTATTGTATTATCTCCACCACCCACCACAAACTCTCCTTGTCTATCCGATTTACCTCCTACACCTACTACTGTTGAATTATTTACACCATTGGCTATTTCATTATTACTACCATTAATAAAGCAGTTATTGTTAAAGCCTTTAGTAGTATTATTAGTTCCATTTATTTGAACTGTATTAGTTCCTAGTTCGGTTGTATTTCTAGGTCCATTTATTTTATTGTTTATATTACTTATGTTTCTATTTAAATTTGTATTATATCTAAAGGCTCTACAAGTTCCTGAAGCCTTGTCATAGGTATAGCCATACGCCTCACATTGTACCTGATTTGCTCTTATCTCAGTATTCGTTCCATCAGTAAAAATTACTTCACCTAAACCTGTAGTTCGGTGGGGTTTTATTGTATATCCTGTTAAATTTTCCATTGTCTTCTAAGTTATGGTATTAAAATAAATTCAACTGTTGCTAAACTGTTTGGTTTGTACTCAATCTTGTTTACTCTAAAAGACCTATTTTTAATAAAGACAGTATCATAGAATTTAAAAGATGCAACATCAGCAGGACTTAGGTTTACTTTTAAAGTCATTGTCCTTGTATCTGCATTGTAAAGCTCATTAAAATAAGGCGACCAATAAGTATTGTATAAATTGTCTATTGGTGGGCTTCCTAATGCGGAAACTAGCTGTGCGCTTGTAAATACGAAGTCTCTTGTATCTGTAACGGCAGGAGGAGAACTTACTATTGTAGGAATATCTGACAAATGACTAAACTGTAAAAAAGTTGATACATTTAACTCAGTTTCTCCATTTTGAGCAGGAATATAATAAGAAGCTCCTGTACTTTTAACGCCATTGTTATAAAAGATTCTTGGGGAGTTGTCAAACCCTTCAGTAGTTCCGTCATCACCCATAGCATATAAACTAGGTACTATAAAACTAGTAAACTGGTCATCTATTGGTTTTGAAACAGTAGCCGCAAATGGCTCTGCAATTATTTCTTCAGTACCTTCTAAGATTGTGAATCCAGAAGCATCCCATACTAAACTTCCATATAGGTGTCCACTTTGAGCATTTTTAAAGACATTAAAGGCATAATCATCATCATCTTCAACAAACTTAAAGACTGTCTTTTTATTCAAGTCAGTTAAAGGTCTTAATTCCATTTGTGAAGCATCTATTTTATCTGTCCAATCTAATCTTGTACTATTGGGGTTTGTTATAAATACATCAGCATAAGGTTCTATCAAGATGTTATCAGGGTTTGATTCATCTACCAAACTAACTAAGTTAAACATTGTAAGGATTCCTTTTAAGAAGTCCCATTGTCCTAGTTCGCCTCTTAATGTTTGAAGTATTGAAGATGTAGTAACTGCATCTCCTGAAGTAACTGCTGTCGAAACTCCCAAACTAAATCCTGAACTATTGATTATGGTAAAAGTATGAGTTGCAGCAGATACACAATTAAATTCAGGGCTTAATGTATCTCCATCCATTATTATCTGAGAAATCGTACCACTTGCTAATAATTGTAAGTTCGGACCTACTCCTGTAAAAGTAGTAACATTTATATATGTTATAGCTCCTGTGCTAAAGTGAACCCATTTCCACCTAATAGAAGCAGTCCAAGCACCTGCACCTGTTACTTGACAAAGATAGTTATAATCTATGCTATAAAATTGACTGTCTACTGAAGCTGTATAAACTCCTGTAACATACCCAAATTCAGAAGTATATGTATTCTCATTTGTCTGTATAGTAGCATAATTAATTGTTGCAGTTTGAGTAACATCTACATTAGCAATACCACTAGTATTAAAAGCAACAGGAATATTATCAGCACCCCAATTAAAGTCCATATACAACTTACCAAAGTCAGTAGTATTAAAGAAGTTAGAAGTCCAATTAAAACCTGAAGCTGCAAATATTCTCTCTATTAAATATTTTAATTGAATACAAGGTCTAAAGGCTTGTTCTAAAGAAGTTAGCTGAGGGTTTCCTGCAACTGGAAAACCTCCTGACGCTGCTATTATATACTGATGAGTCCAATCTATAAAAGGATAACGTAAAGTGGTATAAGCATCTCTAAATCCTGAAGTGTTTGCATTTAAGTATGTTATTCCTGTACCTGAATCATTCCAACTATTACCAATCTGCACTCTATTATAGTCGTGTCCTAATTCTGTAAAGTCTAAGTCTGCAAATGTAGCGTCTTTCAAGATGTCTGCTAAAGCTATGACTTCAGAGAAAAGGTTTACATTATAGCTTATTTCACCTTCTTTATCTTTTATGTCAATCATTCTTAAATAGCCTTCAAATAGAATAAATCCATCTTGTTTTAATACACACTTAGTCCTTACATAAGGATTAAATTGTAATGCTGCGTTTGGAAGGTTAGGGTCTAAAGTCCTTGTAACCTCAAACATATTGTTAAAGATTTGATTGTTTCTTTTAGTAGCAGGTAGATTAAAGTCTTTTGAATAGGACTTGACTTGTTCAGCTACATTCTTAAAGTCATCAATACTTAAAGTTAAGGGTATATCTTCTTCTTGGTATAAATCACAAATGACTTGACCATCTACTAAGTCAGTAAAAACTTGAGTAGGGATTATAACAGAAGCCGTTATAGATATATTAGTTATCGTTAATGAAGATGTGCTTGAACTGGATAACCAAAAAGCTATAATATCAGTAGGTGTTTGTGCTGTAAAAGTGTAAGTAACCTGAGTTAGTATTGTTAGAACAAAACTGATGTTCATTGGATTTAAAGTTGTACCATTAAAACTCTGACTATAAAAAAGAGCGGTTCCTCCACTTCCTGTCATATCAACTGTTACATTGTAGACGGCTCCTACAACAAGATTTGAAAGCCTTTGATATACGCCACAAAAAGACCCAGGAGAAACACTATCTAAAACTAAATTGCCAGATGATTGTAAGGGTAATGCAGGTGAACCAGTCCAATTACTCCTAACACGATACCAAGTATTCATAATAATTCCAGTTGTGTTCTGAAAGACTATTGCTTGTTTAACACCAAGATTTGAAGGTGTATTGGTTGCATCATAAGAGGTTGAGCTATTTATTTGAGAAAAATTAATGCCATCTACTAAAAATTGCAGCAGAGGACTACTGGTAGAGCTATAGCCTTTATAGTTTTGTGGATATAATATTAATTGTGTACTCATTAGACGGCTTGTGTTCTTTTCATTTTACTCTTTTCAATTTCAAAAGTGTATTGCATAAGTTTGTCATTAGCTATTGTTTTTTTAACATAACTAGAAGTTGTTAAGACTACTGGTTCTATATATTTATTTGTTATAGTTGCAAAATTTGGTGGCACTTCAGTTCCATCATAACTATTTACAATATATACTTCTGTACTATTAATCAATTCTTCAAACCATACGCCTTCAGCTTCAGAAACAAAGTCTGTATTAAGTTTAATCTTTTCTGTTGTGTTTACTCTAAAGTTTTTCTTACCACCTTTATATCCGTTTATCTTAAAAGTACTTTCATTCCAAGTTCCACCTAGTTGCTGGTAAGGAATTCTTTTAGTTGAAGTAGACTTGGTAGACTTCATATTGAAAGTATAGTAATCCCAAACTCCCCATTGATTAAGCCAAGTAAGTCTGATAGCTTCATAACCTTTTATATTAGGGCATATTATGTCTATAGTATAAGGTGCTATAGAAGCTCCTAAAGAAGTAGTAGGTTGTATCGTATATTGGTCAATAGTACCTAATGTTACTAAGTTTTGGAATGTAGTACTCCATCCTCTTAGGTTAGCAGGAAAAGCTCCTAAGTACATAAGGTGAATTGTAGAATTTGCAATATAAGTAGTCTGCCCTCCGTTTGCAAAACTTTGTGATAGTGTTTCAGTTCCCACTTGAACGCCTAAATTATAATATTTAAAAACAAACCCATTAACTTTATCAGTTGATAAAGGTAAGAAATTTAAAAAAGGCAAAGTTCCATAATCTGTTAATCTTGCTTTTTGAGTTCTAGGTGAGTTAGTTAAATACTTATCATACCCTGAAATTAGATAAAAGTTATACCTGTCTAAGTTGTACCCATAGTTATTACCGAATATACTCTTAGTAAGAACATCATCATACTGAAGGACTCCGTTGAACATTAAATACGGCAGAGAGTTTACTGCTTGACTAGGTACTTGTTCTGATGGTGGTATTACAGTTCCTGTTGCTGTTTGTGAAAATTCTATATCAAACTTAATAGCAAAATATTTCATAGCATTTTCGTTCTGAGAACATTTGTCAATAAGGTGAATAGGATGTGGAACAGTTGAAGTCTTATAACTACTACCATTCCCTGTCGTAGCTCCTAAATAGTCAGGCTTTACAAAAGTTTCTAATATAGGTCTTAAGTCAAATATACCGACCCCTGCATTGTTAGGTGTGGTCTTGAAAGTTCCTATTACATCAGTTGTAGTTGATAAAGTTATTGCTGTATTACTAACGTGAACTTCAGCAATAAACTTTACTTTGAACTTGTTAGCTACTATGTTAGGATGAGATACTGCAAAAATTACTTGTTGCCCTATTGGTAGGGTTTGGTAGAATGGTCTTTGGTCTATTGATACTGGCATAATTGTTACTTTTTAATTTACTTTTGTAGTTGATATACTATCTGTTATGTCTGTTGTAATTGCTCCTAATAAATCTTTTCCAAATTGTTTCATTCCAAGTCCTAAAGGTTTCTGAAAGAAGCTAAGGCTTTTAATTCCATCTCTTTTTATTGCTCTGCCTATAATAAAAGCTAATGAAAGATTGCTTATAAACCTTCCTGTTTTTTTATCTCTACCTTTTAACCCTTTCTTACTTATCCATTTAGAAAGAATATTAGGTGGTGGTTGTTTTGTCTTATAACTATAAGGGCTTGATTCTGTTTGGTTTTTATAGTTCTTAAAGGATTGCTTCTTCTTATTTCCTGAGACTCCTTTATCTAGGAATGTTCCATAGTCTGCCATATAAAACTTTACTACAAATCCATCAGCATCAGGCTTGACTTCAAACTTAATAGTAGTAGCTAATTTAGTACTACCTCCTTTAGTTTTTCCTAAGTTTGACTTAGCTCTATTGACTACTTGTTTTCCAAAAGAATTTAAGTAATTTTCTACACTCTTGGTTTCCATTAGATAGCTGCCACAAAGACTGATACTTGAGGATCAAAAGAAACTCCAACAGGTTTAACTTGTATAGACGTTAAGTTTTCCAGCGTACCAAATGAAGGACTTGTATCTTCCTCTGCTAAAGCAACTGCTTCTCCTTGTGCAAGAATATGTGAGTTTCCTGGAGTTAATAAGACTTGATAATTAGAAGCTGTAGTTACAACTGCTACTTCTATCCAAGCATCTGCATCTAAATTAGTTATTCTAATATACCTAGCATTCTGAACATCTATTGCTCCTGCTGAAGTAAAAGGTGCAGTATCAAATACTGCTACTGTTGTTACTTGTGAATTAATACAAGTTACTATTCTTTCGAATACATTGTTAATTCCTGTTGTTGTTACTGAGTTAGTATTGCCTCGTAAAGCTCCGTTCAAGACGACACTTTCTGTAACTGTGGTGATTAAATCTGCCATAATTTTTTTTGTTTTATGTTATAATTTTATTGTTATTTTAAAAAACCCTATTTCTATTTTATATTTTCCTATTTTAAATTTCCACATTACTTCCCTATTGGACTATTTACAACAGGTATCGTACAAGTCTGAAAGTCATTCTCTACTACTATTCCAATGGTGAAAACCCATCCTGTAAGTAAGTTATCAAATCTTTCCTGGAATGGTTCTAAAGTATATTCACCATCCGTAAAGTAAACAGGTGCATCAATATCTTGTGTTCCGTCTGTTTTTGCTGATTGCCATTTACTATGTCTAAACATACCTATAATATCTACACAAATCTGCAAACAGCTTGACATTACTTCTTGCTCATTACTTAGATAGTCAGCAGACTGGAAGTTAGCTTCTGTCCAATTCTCTTTCTCTGTTACAGCATCCATAACAAAGAGCTGAAAGTTGTAAATCAATTCTGACTGACCTGTAGTTACATTTACAGGATTAATATGAAACAAAGGAAACAAAGTTTCATTCATATCAATTTTCCAAATATCCCCTGTTGTAGTGGTTTCTATTTGGTAATGCTCCGCACCTAATTGTTTTAAGGTGTCTATTGCGTTATTGTACGTCTTATTCTGTATCATCTCTAGTTACTGTTTTACTTAAATTTAAATCTGTTTCATAACTTAACCAAGTTAAGCATTCTAATAAATTCAGCTTAGTTACTGCATCTAAATTTACGATATTTTGATTGCACAACCTGTGCATCACTCCGTACCACATCCACCTTTCTGAGAAATCTCCGTCTGTAATTTGTCCACTATCTTCTCCGCTGTCTGAATTAAATATGATGGCAAAGTCAGATATAATCCGTTCACGAAATGCCAAAAAAAAACTAACGTATTTTGCACTTGCTCTGCTGACATCTTCTTCATTTCTTCCGCCCTAATCCTAATATCTCCAGTATAAGCCTCAATAGTATATATATCATTCTTCCGTTCTATAATCGGTCTAAACAAAACCGCCATCAGTTCAGGCATATTCTTTTCAAGTCCATCTTTTATAAAGGTCTCAATATCAGCATATTCCCCAAGCGTAATCTCATCTAAATCAGGGTGCATACCGTATTCAACTCCATCTATTTCAATCACCTTTTTTAATAAGGTGTCCTGCTTAGTTTGTAACTCTGCTATCTTACTCATTATAATAGCTACATCTTTTAATGGTAATTCCTTGACTAACTTTCTAGGTATGTCTGAGAATGCTGCTATTGTTTCTTCTGCTTCTTTTGTTTTGCTTCCAGTCTCTAAGTCTATAATCTTAATCCATTTTTCAAGAGTTACATCTGCCCAAGAATCAATTAAGTTGTAAGTTTCTTTCTTTCCTTCTTTTTTAATTTTTACTTTCATAGTATCTAATATATAATAGAAATGGTTAATAAATCGTTTAAAATGTTATATTTGCTGCGTTCTTCATTATTCTTGTTTTAAAAAGGGGTGGCTTCTTGTTGATTGTCTGCCCCTTTTTTTAATGCACAAAATACTTACCAGCATTAGGATTGTCTAAGTGATAAATGACATTGTATCTTATTCCGTCTATGGCGTGGTTGTAATTGTCCACATATAATTTTGAGGCACGATCTGAAAATATATAATTGTTCAGCTCTTTAGCTATGTTAGTTGATTCAGGAGAAACGACTAAGTGATAATCTTGCATCCTAGTTATTCCACTTTCAATTGTTCCTTTCTTAACTGCTTTTATGTTTACTCCTAAGTGTTTTAAATCGGCAATAAGTCTTGGTTCGCTGCTATCAGCGATAATCAGCATATTGTCTACTTTGTCTAAAACTATCTTTGCTAGTTCGTGAGACTTCAATCCGTTCTGGTATATGTGTTCTTTTAAATATATCTTCTTATGCTTCTTGTCTATAGCTACTTCTGTAAGTGAGTCAGGATCAACTGAGAATCCAAAGTCCATTCCACAAGAAGTCTGTAAGTCATCAGGATTAAATTCTCCTATTGACCAATTATTAAATACGACTCCTTCGGCCTTGTCTAACCAGCCGCCCATAATTTTGTGAGTGTACTTCTTAAAGTTAGTATGCTTTATAGTCTTAATACGCTCTAGGAAGCTCGTAGAGAGATTATCTTTATTGTCTAGGTATGTACTGTGTATGTAGCATACATTGTCTTTAACGCCATTAAACCCACCTTCAACGCCTTTGCTCTCAAAGAACCTGTCATATATCCAATGCTCTTTAGTAACTGGGTTTAAGATTAAGATGATTCTATTCTGAATATCCTTTTCTCTTATGCTTAAGTCAATGGTATCAAATATATCTTCATCAACAAGTTCCTCAGCTTCATCTAATACCCAAGTTGAGATTCCTTGCAAAGACTTTAGACTAGCCGTTTGGTTTCCTGCTGAAGTTCTAATACCTCTAAATAGAATGTCTGATTGATTGCTTGTATTTAATACTTCAGCTTTATTAATATTAAAGACATCTTCAAATCCTAGCAGCCCTATCTTTTCTAAGAACTCAGGAATGATTGATAAGTGAGCTGATGTCATTGTGAACCTTGTAAAGAGTATTCTAATCCCTTTCGTCATAGTTAGTAAAGTCAAGAAGACTGTTGCTGCATAAGACTTACCTGAACCCCTACCACCTGTGATTATAAAGTACCTAGCTTTAGATTCAAAGAGTGGGCTGTATTTCTTATTCAGTATCAGTTTCTACAAATGTTATGACAGGCATATTAATAGCTTTGTCGCCTGAAGTTATATCAAGTCTGTTTGTTTCATTCCAACCAAGTCTAGTCTTAGCTGCGTGTATTACAACTGAAGGTACTTTGTCCTTTACGCATTCATAATACTTAGACTTAATAAAGTCATTCTCAATGTTTTGTACTTCTGATACTGCTTTAGCAAATTCTTCATCTTCTTGCAGCCACTTATAGAAGTTTGTTCTTGATAAATCAGTTGCCTTTAATGCAGTTGTAATTACTCCTAGACTTGACTCTAATGCTTTGAGTATTCTGTCTTTGTTGATTTGTGTTCTATTTTGTTCCATTGTATATTATATTTTTTAGTTCTTTTAACATATTAGTTCTTGCTGTTGCTTCATTCATTCGCCACGCTTTCTGAATAGCTAAGTGCTTGTTAAAGTCTTTATTACATTCTTTTATCTTGCTTTGCAAATCTTCATAGCTTTCAACTATATAGTCCTCTACTTGTTCTTTGTAATAGCTTAGTTCAGACTTGTTAATTGTATTTCTACAGTTTACATCAAAGAACACTACATTGTTACAAAATCCTGCTTCATAATATCTATTAGCTAAGTTATTGAATACTTTATGTGTATGTTTATCTTCTATATATAACTGATACTTGAAAAGATTAAGCGTTTCTTTGTTTTCTTCCCACGATAGTTTCTTTATTAATTTTGCACTACACCCTATATACCTGTATTTTTTGAAGTTTTTAGAAGTCGTGCTTAAATATAAATCTTCTTTAAAGTATTCTTTGCAGTATTCAGCTCTATCAGCTCTAAATGTACCATAATAAACACAATCATAAAGTTTGTCTTTTACTTCATTAGGCGTCTTTGAAAATAACAAGTTTAGATTTAACATTATTTTACCTTCTTCTTCCCAATTAGAAATAAAAGTTAAGTCTTTATCTTTTAAAAAAGTATATGCAGCAGTTATTGTATATTCATTTGCTATAAAATAATATTTTGCTTCTTTATTGTTTTCTGCTATCTGTTTCATCTGTTTAACAGGTGAATAATAGTTAGCATAGAAAATTAATATTGCATCAAACTTTGTTTCTAAATGTTTATTATATTCATTCTCATTATATAAAAAAGTAGCATCTAAGTAATCAGATATGATTAAAGTATTTCTAAAGTAAGCATCTATTCTTTTCTTAAAGTATTGTTTTTTTAATCTTCTTTCATTTCCGAATATAGCTATTCTCATAAATCTAAAATCTCTTTGAATTTACTATAGCTTGTTTTAGTTCCTGTAAGTTTAAGTTTATCTTTTAGTTCTTCAAGCTCTTTTAGGTTTTCACATTTGATTATGAAATTAACATCTTCATTAAAATCTAATACTTCTTCAATATCTTCTACATCATCTTCATTCTGCCAAACGTCTAAACCCCATTCTGCAAGTTGTACGCTATCCCATTCATTACCAAGACTATCCCAATCCCATTCTCCAAACGCTACATTGTCCTTAACTATAAATTCTTTCTTTTGTTCTTCAGTAAGTCCTTCAGCTATGTCTATCCATACTTCTGTAAGTCCTGCATCTTTACTAGCTCTTAATCTCATATTGCCACCCAAGACAATCATATCCTCATCAACGACAATAGGTCTTAACTTTAACATCTCAGGAAATTCCTGTATTGACTTGACTAGCTTCTTAAATTTATCGTTCTTAATGATTCGAGGATTGCTAGGATTCCCTTTGACCTTACTAATCTTAACTTGTTGCCGCATAGTATATAATAGAATTTATTAGTATTTATTTAGTAGTCCTCATTTATTCCCCTGTCGCCTAATAGTTTTTCTTTAGCTCCATCCCAGAGTTTATCTCTGTTTTTACTTAAACTTTCTTCAGTTCTTTTAAGACTTGGCATTCCTTCAAGTGGTTCTGAGTCCATATATTTCCCGCATTTACAAAGGGCTTCTTTAGTTTCCCACTCTCCATCAATATATGCTATTGTAGCTTTTGAAAGCTCTTTAGTCTTTCCGCATTTACATTTATACTTTGTCATTTTAGGTTCGTAATAATCATTTGGTATTGGCATCTTCTAATTTTTTTAATAGTTGAGCAGGTGTATAGATTGTTAAACTGTCCTTGTAGTTTTCATATATACAAGTAAAGTTTTCTTTTTCTCCTTCTTTCCAAGTCCAAAGAGTTTTGGTAGCTTTTTCAATCTGTTGCTTTAGAACCCATTTGATGGTCTTGTATTTTCTTTTTTCTTTCATTATTTCTTTTATTTAATT